TGATCTGGATAACGGTTATCTGGAAATTGAAACAAAGCTGGTAAAACCATTATGAGCAGAAGCATGCGCATGTCTGTTGAAGTCGAGGGACTGGACGAAGCCCTGCGGCGCTTGAAAGCGTATGATACAAAATCAACCGAAAAAATTTCAGAAGCTATCCGGCTTGGCGGACAAAATATTGGTAAAGAAGCACGCAGCCGTGTACCGCGCAGAAGCGGCAAACTGCGTAAAAGTATACGCACAAGGTTCGACAGTACGGCTATAACATCTACTGTCCGCACTAATGTGCCATATGCGCATCTTGTAGAATTTGGTGCAGCAGCTGCTACAGTACGGCCGCGCAGCAGAGTAAGAAAAGGCGGAAAACCTAAACTGGCTTTGCGGATTGATGGCAGAGGTTTCAGGCGTTTTGTGCATAAAAGCAGTAAGCCGGGAAAAGGTGTAGTCCATATTCCGGCACGGCCTGCACGTCCCTATATGACACCTGCTTATCAGAGCGGCAAGCCGAGGATTGAAAGTGATATAAAAAAAGTGTTAAGGGAGATGCCTAAATGATTAGAAACGTGCCTTTAACAGCTGTGCAGGCCGCTGTATATAAAGCGTTGAGCAGTAATATCGGCGGCTATAATGTCTATGACGACAGCACGCCTTTTGAAGATGGAGAACTTGTAGACAGCAGGTATTTGGTTATCAGTGAAACTACAGGTAAGCCTTCGAGTGCTAAGCGTGATTGCCCTGTTTGGGAGGTTACGGTGAATATCAATGCTTTCAGTAATTATCATGGAAAAAAAGAACTGGATGAAATGCTTGACGATATTGTACAGGTTTTGACCGGTTCTGCTGAGCTGGAACAGATTGAGATTACCGATTACTATTTTCATAATTTGGAAATTGATATGGTGGAAGCCTTCAAAGAAGAATATGAAGACGGGAGTGTCTGGCAGCATGGTGTTGTACGTGTCATAGTAAAAGTTGAACAAAAAGAAATGTAGGAGGTAGAAAAGAATGAATGAAATTATCAAAGCAGCTAATTTCCCGATGCAGCCAAACAAAAGTCAAACATTGGCTGGTAAAAGCCTGCTGTTGTTTTTGAACTATGGCGAAGGTGCTACGGTTGAAAATCCTAAATGGGGTTTAGTTGGCGGTCAGCGTAATTCGCCGCTTTCCATGAGCGGGGACGAAATCGACGGCAGCGACAAAGCAAGCGGCGGCTGGGGTGAAAGCCTGCAAGGGACTAAAAGCTGGAGCATTGAGCAGGAAGGCGTTTATAAAGTAAATAATGAAATGCTGGACGCTTTGAAGTATGCCTTTGTCAATGATATTGCAGTACATATCATGCGCCTTGATAAATACGGTAATGCTGTAAAAGGTTTTGCAAATATCACAGAATTCAGCGACGACAATCCGCATGATGATGTTGCTACTGTTACCATGACGCTTAGCGGTATCGGTAAACCTGAATTTGTTACTAATGAGCCTGACCCGCGCAACACAGCGAATTCGATCACTGACCTTGCTGCTACATCTGAAAGCGCAGGGACAGTGAATCTGACCTTTGCTGCACCTGCCGGCGCAGTAGCTGTTGTCTTGCAGCAGAGTGAAGATTGCACTGAATTTACGGATACGGATGTGGCTATTGAAAACACTGCGACCAGTGCAGAAGTAAGCGGGGTAAAAGCCGGCAAGGCATACTTTCGTTTAAAGGTAAATGGCGGCGACAAGAACGGTTATAGTAACATTGCTACTGTGACGGTATCCTGAACGCTGCCGAATAATAAGAAATATCAAAATAATAATTAAAGCAGGGCTTTGAAGGCCCTGCTTTTTCTATACCAAAGGAGCGATGAAAATGAGCTTGGAAAGAAGTGTGACGATCAATTTAGGCGGCAAAGAAAGAAAAATCAAGTTTAATGCTTTAGGGGTAAGCCAGCTTGAAAGGATGCTGGATGACCACAATGTTTACAAAATGGTAAACGGCGGCGTTATAGCTTTAGGCGATTTGGCAAAATGCCTGTATGTCGGCTTGGCTGCGTATGACAAAAAAGTTACTATCCAACATGTTTATAACTGGATGGATGAGTGGCTGCTGGATAACAGCAGTGAAAGTTTGCAGACGCTTGTTATTATCGCTTTGAGCAAAGCGGGTGTTTTTGGGTTTGCCAGGAAGGTGCTGGAAACTGAAAATAATACGCTGGAAATTGAAGCACCGCCTGATGATGAAGAAGTGGGGAAGTAACAAAAAGCTTTACAGAGCTGTTGGATGAACTTTTGCCGTGGTGTTATGGTGAATTGAATTTAAAGCCGTGGGAAGTAGAACGGTTGTGCCTTGCAGATATTTTTTTGATGTTGGACGGATGGCAGCGCAGATATGACCATTTAGAAGATATCGTTATCAGCTGGATCACATACCCAAATGTTTGCATAGCTTCAGGTAAAAAGAAGCGTCCGGAACTGAAAAGCTTTTTTGCACACAGGAAAAAGCGTAATTCCTCTAAGGAACAATCTGAAATAGCGCAGGATCTTTTTGAAGAATTTGGCTATGAATAGGAGGTGAAATGATGGCAGAAGTAGCACGTTTACAAGTAGTTATTGGCGCACGGATAAATGAATTTAATAAAGAAATGGGTGCGCTGCAGAAAAACGTTAAACGCACCTTTGCCAGTGATAACTTAGGCATAAATAAAAGCGCGTTAGGTGTTATTGCCGGTGTAGGTGTAGCTTTGGGGGCTTTGGGCCTTGCTTCAGTAAAAGCTGCCGGGCAAATGGAGCAGACACGGATTGCTTTTACTACACTTTTGAAAGATGGTGAGAAGGCAAAAAGCTTTTTAAGTGAACTTGAAAAATTTGCGGCCAGTACGCCATTTGAATTACCGGGCGTTTTGGATGCTTCTAAAAGGCTTCTTGCTTTCGGATTCAGTGCGGAACAGGTAATTCCGATATTGACTGCTGTAGGTGACAGCGCAGCGGCATTGGGTATAGGTGAAGAAGGCATTCAGCGTTTGACTTTGGCAATAGGTCAGATGCAGGCCAAAGGCAAAGTCAGCGCAGAAGAAATGCTGCAGCTTGCTGAAGCCGGTGTTCCGGCATGGGAAATGCTGGCTAATAAAATTGGCACTGATATACCTACAGCTATGGATAAGGCCAGCAAAGGGCAAATATCTGCGGCAGAAGGCATTCAGGCTGTTATCAGCGGCATGAACAGTAAATTTGGCGGGATGATGGAACAGCAATCACAAACTATTAACGGTATTATGAGCAATATTCAGGATAGCGTTACTCAAAGCATGGTTGTCATTGGTGATAAAATCATTGAAGCATTTGACATCAAACCAAAGCTTAAAGGTGCGCAGGATGCATTAGGGGAATTCACTGAAAAAGTAAAAAGTATAGGACTTGCTGATGCTATCCGTGAAATACCGTCAGGTTTTGCTGGTTCAATGGCAGTGATTGCAGGTGCTGCTTTAGGTGTTGCTATACCGGCCATAGTCGCACTTGTTGGTACTATGGGAACGCTTGCCGTCGGCGCAGGGATAATTTCTGCGCCTGTGATTGCATTGGGTGCTGTCGTTGGTGGTGTGGCTTATGCTATGTTTGAAAATTGGGACTGGTTATCAGAGCAATGGGATATGCTTTGTAATGCAATGAGCCTTGCTACAGGAAGAATGGGAGCATATATACAGAAAGTTTTGGGCGGTATCATTTATTATGCTGGTGTAGCTTCTTCGGCTATAACAAAGGCTGTAGGCGGTACGCCTGAGATAAGTGCTGAAATGACTGAACACGGTAAAAGTCTTTTGATGGCTTCTGATGTAAAACTTGCCGAAATGGATGCACAGCAAATGATGTTCAGTTATCGCCCGGATATAGAGCCTGTAAAGAATGATAATAAACTGGTGTTTCAAAATGCTGATGTAAACAACTTGGGTATAGGCGGCAACACTGCAGCGGGTATTGGAAAAACTGGCAGTAAAGCGGCTGGTATCGACAAAATAAGCCGTGAAATCGACAGGATAAATGAAAAACTTAATGCTGCCAAAGAAAAAACTTTGGATATGCAGCGTGATTTTAATGAATTTGCTGTTGATATTAAAATAAGTGGGCTTAGTGAATTTGAGCAAGTTTATGCAAATATAGCCAAAGAAGGCATTTTGCGTATGAATTCTGTTGATGAATGGAAAAATAAATTTGCGAATGCTACAGCTGAAGCACAGCAGTTATATGAACGTGCCATGAAAACAGGAGATGCTAATGTAATTGCTAATGCGTTGGCAATGCTTGAAGAACGTAAAGCTGCAGAAATTACAGCGGCAGAAGAAGCTAAAAATGCTAAAGCCATTATTGAAAAAGAATATACTGAAGAAATTATGTCTCAGGCCACGTTGGCACAAGCATATAAAGCTGAGCTGGACGAGGCTTCTAAGCAAGGGGATTTGGAGCGATATATTGCTTATTTGGATGAAGAAAAAGCTGCATTCCTCCAAAGTCAGGCAGAAAAACAAGAGGCAATGCAACTTTATCAAGATTGGAGAATGGAGGCGGAAGAAAGCTTTGCATCATTTTCTTTGGAAGCTATTGATACCTTGAAACAGGGATTTGCATCTTCGTTTGCTAATGCAATTACAAATAGTGATAATCTTGGAAAAAGCCTTCAAAATTTGGGTAAACAGATTTTGAATATGTTCATCCAATGGAAGGCGAACCAGTTGATGAGTCAAGGGCTTTTAAAAACAGGAATATTGGAAAATGTCGCTATGCAAGTTGCTGCTGGTAAAACTATTGCTGCTGGTACGCGTGAAGCAGCATTGTATGCCAACATGCTTTCGGGAGGAACTTTGGCACCATTGGCAGCTACATCTATAACAACAGCATTGGGAACTTTGTCTGCTCTTAGTAGTGCCGGAGCTGGTGGGTCTTTTAAAGGGACAGATTTAAGTGGTTATGATTTTGGTGAAAGTGGATTAGGTAAAAAAACATTTCCTTTTGCTGCCGGTGGTGTTGTTACTGCACCTACTCATGCGCTGATTGGTGAAAAATCTTATCCTGAAGCTGTACTGCCTCTGCGCAGTAGTGTACTGCAAAAGATCACCAGCTTTTTGTTTGATGGTGTGGACTTTGGCACTGCTTCAGGTGATGGTGCCAATGTTGAAATAATTAATTATGGCGATATTAATACTGGTGCTGATTACGATACCTTTATGGATGATATTCAATATTCTTTGGCTATGGGTGTGCGGGGGTGATGAAGTGACGATCATAAGACGTGAATATTTTCCTCTGCGTAAGCAGGTAAAGCCTACAGAACAGCTTATTATCAATGGAACTGCCCTGCCATATGCCTACAGCTTTGACGGTGCTGCTGATATTACTGTGCGCGCTAAAAGCGAAAAGCGCGGCTACAGTCACGGCAGTACTATTTCAGGTGATGGCTTTATTGATGGTAAGAAAATTACTTTAGGCTTTGTTATTGAAGGCAGTACACCAGCTGAACACGATGCCAAGCTTAACGATCTGTATCAGCTCATGTATCAGCGTGACTATCAGCTGCAATCAGGCAGCGGGCGTGGGTACTATAATATTGCCTGCATGGCCAGTACTAAAGAAAAATGGGTGGACAGCTTCAAAGGGACTAAAGGAGAGGTTGATATAACTCTGCTTTTGTCTGACCCTTTCCGCTATGACAGCGCTGAATCTGAAAAGGTCACAGAATTTACAGCGGCCGCTAAAGATGCCCAAATTGTTATCAACAATGGCGGTAGCGTTGAAACGCCGTTGACCATTGAATTAATACCGCTTGCAACAATGAATGATGTAACTATCACACATGTTGAAAGCGGTTATAGTATGCGCGTAGCGGATACGCTTTTGACTAAACCGGCAACGCTTATTGTTGATACTAAAGCCGGGACGGTACGCCGTGGAACATATAATGCTATTAACGCTTTCAGCGGCCAATTCCTGACTGCCAGACCGGGTGAAAATACTTATTTGTTTAATGGTGCTGCCGGTACAGTAAAAATCCGCTGGCGTAACAGGTGGCTGGCATGAATCTGCGTTTTGGTAATAAACTTTTTGGACGTTATATTTGGGCGGCGTCTGTAAAAAAGCAAAGCGGGCCAGGGCCGGGGCCTGACCCTTCGGAAGTAAAATATATACCTGATTACGTTCAGGTTATTTTTTATAACAAGGATGGTACGAAAACGGCGATTTTTTCAAGGGATACTGAAAATAATCCGTTTAATAAAATCGAGTTTGAAAATATTAAAACAGGCTGCGGCAGCGCAACGCTTAATTTCAAACAGTTTCCAAGTTTTGCAGAGATAAGCTATGGACAGCGGATTGATATTTATTTGTTTGCAGATAAACGGCCGTGGTACAGCGGGCATGTTTTAACGCGTCCTGACAGCGGTGGTACTGGAACAGATTATAAAATAACCTGTTATGGCTATTTTGATAAGCTGGAAAAGGTGCTTATTTTTGGCACTTATGAGAATCAGGAGATTGCTGATATTGTGCGTAATATATGCCGACAGGTTGAAGCTAAGACTGGTATTGTTTACAACGATAACAAAATATATGACGTTGACTATGATATTAAGAAAATCGTTTTTGACGGTGTGAGCGCTAAGGAAGCGCTGGAACAGCTTTCAGAGTTTGCAACAGATTTTGTTTACGGCGTTGATGAATACCGGGAATTTTTCTTCAGGCCGCGTGTTGATGAGATCAATGAAGAAGCACGCTTTTGGGTAGGGAAGCATATGGACGGATTTGAACCGACACAAAGCATTGATAAGATCGTAAATTATGCGCACATCAAAGGTGCTGCCATTGACGGTGAGGGTGAAAGCTGGCTGGCAACTGTCGAGGACAAGGAAAGTCAAAATTTATACGGCGTATCTGAAGAAGTGTGGACACTGCCTACAGCTTATACTGCTGCTGATGCTGAACGTTGGGGACAGTCTGAACTTGCAAAATATAAGAATCCTGTACTTTCTGCAAAGGCTACAGGAGTTAAGCTGAAATACCCTAAGCCGGATGGTGTTTTTTGGGTAAGGCGTTTATCTACAGATGGGCAGGCACTCATAACTGACAAGGAAGGTAAAGAACGTAAGTATCCAATAACCAAGTTAAAATATACGATCAGCGGTGAAAAAGGTATTGACTTTTCTATGGAGTTGGGCGAACCTCCGTATCCGCCTACGGCAAAGTATTTGCTGGATATTGAGCGTAATGCCCGTAACAATGAACTTTTACAGCAGGCTGCTAATACTCAGCTTGTTAAATGAGATGAAAAGGATGTGATGATATGGCAGCTCCAAGTAATATACGTATAAATCCTTTTATTGGTGATGGCGGAACTACTAATTATGTGGATTTTACAGAAGTTCATATAATTCCGGCTGTTAGTCCGTTTGTAGTGCGGCTAAATGAAGTGCCGCAGAAGAAAGATCCTAGTAATATGAAAGTCGTTTATGTTGATGATACAACAGGAACTCCAACGGCAAATGCTTTGACGGAAGTTGCCGCAACACCGGGAGCAGGTGAATTCCGTCCGGACTATTCTACTAATGCTGATGGTGATGAAGATTGGAATACAGGTTTGATTGAGTTTTCCAGCGCAGATGCAGGTAAAAGCATTCAGGTAAGCTATACCGGAATGGGAACGCTTGCAGGCGTGAAGAATAATCGTTTCCCGGCGTGGTGGCTTGATCGTGGTGACGGTAGTGACGGCGATTTCAGACCTACTGGAAATGTAACGATCGCTGGGCTGAAACAGTATAGGAACGTGTTTATTCCTGCTGGTGTGACGGTAACGATATTACGCTGGGCTATATTGCAATGTCAGGGAGAGTTTGTTGTAAAAGGCACGTTGAGCGCTAATGGTCAAGGTGCCAGCGGTGGAAACAGAAATGGTTATGCAGGAAGCAGTGAAAATGCATATGCTTCTTTTGGTGGAGCTGGCGGCAGGGGGTGGAATGGTGCCGCTGGTGGTGCTGGTGGCGGTTTGGGCATTGGTGGATTGGCTAAAGATGTCACTGCTGCTTATATCTCTAAGAACTTAGTCA